CCGTTCGATGACAATCTGACCATCCGGGTCTTCCTCAGTGGTGTATAGCGTCTCAGTCCATCCGAGCCCGCAGATGAGCATGTCTTTGAATGCGTCGGACTCTTCATCATCTGCGTCACACCCATCACGCACATAGCTCACGGCGGCATTCAGGATGTCGCTAGAACCACTGTCATTTATCTCGCGACCATATAACTGAACCTGATTACGGCTTGCTGTTTCTAGGCCACAAATACCACGGAGGAATCCTGCCACTCGATTGAACACGAACACGGGGCGGCTGTCGGCTTCAAGGTCTGATTTATCGGTCGGATCCCATTGATCCCCGGCGACTACCGCATAGGCATCAGTGGCTTGGGAACGCCAATCGCCGCTGGCGCTCTTATAGGCTGCGATCTTGGCGCCGGCCCACTGTACGAGCGACTGTGTGCTCTTGCTATTTTCGCCCGTGCTATCAGCCATCTTAAACCCCTTGCAAATCAGTTAAGTAGCCATGAAACCTTTCTTCGGTTTGCGGCGGCCTTTGGCAGCCCTCGCGGCTTCCCATTCATCAGATGTTACGATAGAGCCGGCAAAGGTCAACAGGAACGCATCTGCCCGGTCAGGGGAGGATACACCACGGTCGAGCATATCCTTTTTGGATTCGACCACGATCTTACCACTTGATGTAAGCGTGTAGTGTACATCCGTCAACTCACCCAGTAGATAGGTATCGTTTTCAATATGCACAGCAAGCGTCTGGAACCATTCCCGGCCCTGCCACCATAGCCAGTCGCGCATGCGCTGTAACCGGTGGGCTTCTGTGCGTGGTGGGGCTTCGCCGGCGTTCACACCTACCACTGGCAGGCCCAGCTCTTCCAGGCGGTCTACGACGCCAGCACCGAGGCCGCAAACGTCCACAATAATCTCATATGGACGTTCTTCGGGGGGCGTATTGTTGTACTCTTCGACCACCTTCCCGACTGTAATCATGAGGGACACGTTACCCCAGGTCTTGACGGGCTCCAGGAGTGCATTACCCTTACGTTTGGCTAGCGCTGTTAGGTACTGACCATACCGCGCCGGGTCAAGCCCCCATATAATTTTAACCGGTGTTGGGGCTACGTCTCGGTGTAGTGCGGGCTCGACGATCGAGAGAGGAATGAGCACATCTGCTGCTTCTAGTGGGAACTCACCGAGCACGCGGACACGGAAGACGTTTGATTCTTCGCCGTATTGGGCCTTCATTTTGGTTATATAGTCGGGGCTTACCCTGCTACTCTCCTCACAACTAACGCGAATACAGTGGTGCTGTGCCCGGTTGCGGTGGTGACTGTCGTAAAAGTACCCGCGTACTCTGGTAGGGTTTCCGCACAGTACTGACTTCGCGCCAGGTGTGGATAGAGCGCCTTCCAGAGGTTGGAAAATTTCATCTGGTACCCCCGATGCTTCATCGACCACGAACAAAAGGTTCTCGGCGTGAAAACCTTGGAGTGCGTCGGGGTTTTCTTTACGTGCGGTTTGCGCGACTGCATAGCATTCGTCCGGGGCTAGTTTCAGGTACATGCGCTCAGAGGTGACTTCGAACAACTCCGACAGACCGTTACCCATCTTGCGCCGCCATAAAGCCAACTCAGCCCACAGAATGTCTTCCAGTTGGTGAGAGGTAGGCGCGGTGCAGGGGACTTTGCAGGGGAAGTGGGTGGTCGTGTACCACAGGATAAGCCAAGCCAGCCAAGCGGACTTACCCACGCCGTGGCCGGATCGCACAGAGATATGGTTTTCGGTATTGATGGCGCGCAGGGCGTTGTACTGCCAAGGTTCTATCTTTTCAACCTTAAGTACATCGCGGACGTATATTTCGGGGTTTTGCCGCCAGATCGTCAGCGTCTGTGTAGCCTTGCGCTGCATTGATTCGTTGTCGCCCTGGTACAGAATGGAATCACTCATTTTTCTTTTCCGCCTTCACTTCCTCAAAGAAGCCTTCAAGGTCGGTAATCTGGTCAGGGTTTGGGGTTATATCTTTTGGTGTGGCTGCGATCTGCGCATTCTGCTTTATGGATATTTCAAGGTTTTTGTTTTGTGCAGACATGGACGCCAAGATATCCAGAATGGTACCCCCATCGGCGCCCTTCTTCTCCTCCTCGGTAAGAGGCTTTGGAGAGCCCCAAGCGCGATCGGTGATGAGTTTGATGCACTTCAAGATGGTGGAGTCGTCCGTACTGGTGCGCATCAGGCTGACGGCCTTCAAGATAGCCTCTTGGGCGTATGCAGCGGAAAGTCGGCGTCCTGCCTCCTGGTCTTGGATCTTTGTATCTACAGCTTGTTGACGTGTTTGTGCCGCGACTTCGTTGAGTCGATAAACCTTCTGTAGAAAGTTCGGATCTGGCACATCGTCACTCACTTACCACCCCCACTGCTTGCGTAGCTGCCTTACGTAATGTTTCGAACGTTTCAACGAACGTTTCAAAGGGTAGCGCAATCCAGAACTTTTCGGTCTTACGACGCCATACGACGCAAGGTATTTCATCGGTTCCAGAAACGGCGGCCAGAACTTGGGCCTGCCACGCGGGCATGCTAACAGTTTCTCGGGCCTTGACCTCGATGGTAAATGGCCCCCATGCCACGTCGGCGCCACCATCCCGTGCCTGTCCCAGTATGCGTGTAGTCTTTTCACCCGTGATACGAGTGAGGATATCGCAAACTTCGCGTTCGACTCGCGCCCCTTTATTTTTTGCATAGGTGCCACCGACTTTCTTCGGCTTCGGTTCTTCCGGTGGCAGCGCCGCCAGGATGGCCGGATCCATGCTTTTGCGTGCTTTTGCCATGGCGTATGCCTTTCTCCGGTTATCCACCCAGCGGTGTTTGTCACAGCAATACAGGGCTGTGTCCTTGCCGTCAAATTCCGCTTGGCACAGGGCGCACTTCTTCATCATGAACTTTCACCCACCCAAAAGTATTGGTGAACTGCCCTACCAGTTCTTCTGGAGCGCCGTCGATCGGCTCACCATTTTCGTCCAACTTTTTGTTGAAGATCTGGATCAACCCGTCCTTATTGGAGAAAATCCTGTCGCCTTCGACGACTAGACAGTTAAGTTGCACGTCCGTGTAGATTCTGTATCTACTCACCTGACACCCCCGACATATCAGCCAACAAGACATGGTGGGCAATGGCTGAGACGGCGACCATTTGCAGGTCGTCGCACTCAGGTCCAAACCCGTAATTTGCCATTTCGCCAGTACTGAACACCAGTGCCATAGTACCCATTGTCACTGCGGGGATCTCGCCTTGCTCGATCTTATCCGCAATGTTTCTAAGAAATTCTACCGTATCACGCCATTTTTCGGGGCGCTTCATGTCGATGACTTTCCCCACGGCTACATCCTCATAACGATTTTGACGCCCCGTGACACCAAGGCCTTTTCTATTTCTGGCCAACTTTTCAGGTCGTGGCACTGCCTACACGCCCACACCGTAGAATCGTGGGCAATACCGTGTACCTGATCTACCCTGTCGATGAAAAAGAAGCGATTCCTAGGGACACCGTACAACTTGGCGTACTCCTCCGCTTCCTGTCGGCAGCCGGCGATAATATAGGTGTACTTATCGAATATGCTCATTCAATATTCCGTCGCCCATACTCCGGTGCGCATCTGGTCAGAGTGGCGCTTGGCTCGGGCTGGGGTTTGCTTCGCCCACTTGCTTTGCAGCATCGCATCAGCGGCCTTATCCCATTCCCCGTGATCTACCAGGGTGAGAGTGTTAGGAAAGCCCGCCAGGCCATCTAACCCCATCTGGTAGGCCATGCTCAACAATACTGCGCACCGAGGGTTCTGATAGGCTGGTGTCGTAGCCGCCTGCTCTACGCACTTGCCCATGGCGAGTCGGACACCCGCGTATTTTTGGTTCGTATTGATCTGGTTCATCAGGTCGTCGACAAACTGCTGTGTCCAGATCTGCGCTACTGACAATGGCACCGTGAAACTGTAGTTCGACATAGCCGCGCCTTTTGGCCCAATACGAATACCGATCGCCACCGTTGGGTAGCCCTCGCTATCGCGGTACGGGGTCGCACTGAACCCTTCCTCAAACTTGAGTAGACTGACTATGTCTGTCATGCGTCCTCCGGTTTCCCGTCACTGTAGTCACCAGCCAGTAGTCTCATCTTGAATGACTCCACGAGCCACAGCACATCTTTTGATACCAGGTTTGTGGACGCCCGTGCATCCAAGCACCCATTCATGTCGTACCCTATAACAACCACGGACTTGTAGGCGCCTACCGCTGCCCCCAGTACCGTATCCGGGTTATCGGAGGCAGTGGTAGGGAAGTTTACTA